AGGAGGCGTCGTGAAAAGCCTTGTATGGCTCTCGGAACAGGTCCTGCTAAATTGCGGGACTAGGTGTGGTGTCGACCCGACAATGGACGTGAAAACGCTCCATCGTCGTACCGAGAATGAAGGTGAAAGTTTCTTAACTATCACTCTTCCGTCCTATTGTAAAGCGTTTGAGAAAGCGCTTGACATAGGTCGCTTGGATCCAAGTGACTTAAGTGGTTTCCACTTTCGTCACGGGCTCCCCTTATTTCTAAGGGGTTTCCTTTCCAAGATATTCGGTACTGATCGTAAGCTTCTTGAGAACCCCTGCATCGACTGCATTCAGAGCGTTAGGCAGATCTGCCTATTGCATAAGAAGGTCTTGCTTCCATGCTCAGAAAAGCGTGAAAGGAAGGCAGAGCAGGCGTTTCTCAAGTGTGAGAGTGAACTCGATGGTCTTGAGTTTAGCGAAGCTTTATCAGGTTATTTTGATAAAGTTTCTTCTATTGTCCTTGCGGACATCCTCGCAGGGATTCCCAATGGGGATCCTTACGAAGAACTTAGACCAGTCCACGGTCCTGGTTCAACCCAGGAGAAAATACTTGGAAATTCCAAGTATTCTCTACAACGGTGGCACACTCGTCTTGAGGCTGAATTTCCTTTTACCGAATATGGTGTCGGATCGCTCCGAAACCTCGGTGAGGATGATTGTCCTCTTGCGAATGTTGAGTTCATCGAACCCGAGAACGAAGAACCCGTCAGGGTTGTATTCGTTCCTAAGACTCTGAAGACGCCTCGTGTCATAGCAATTGAACCTGTGTGTATGCAGTATACACAGCAGGCTTTGCTAAAGTTCCTGGTTCCACTAATAGAAAGTAGTGGATATGCCGGTGGCCATGTAAATTTTACACGCCAATCGACGAACCAAGTTCTAGCTCTTCGCGCTTCTGTCGACGGTTGCTTAGCAACAATAGACTTGAGCGAGGCGAGCGACCGAGTCCATTCAGATCTCGTGCGTCGATTGCTTCGCGTTTGCCCTATCCTCTCGGATATGGTTTTCGCTTGCAGGAGCACGAGGGCAAAGGTTCCTAGTGGCGAGATCGTCACTTTGAACAAGTTTGCCTCGATGGGTTCAGCCCTGTGTTTCCCGATGGAAGCTTTGACGTTCTTTTGCGTCATCGTTGCCTCGAGATTACATAGAGCTAAGCTTCCGGTTACCGGTAAGAATGTACGAGAGTACAGTCGTACCGTATTCGTCTATGGGGATGATATCATTGTCCCCTCAGACGAGGCACCTTCGATTTGCGATGACTTAAGCCTATTCGGGCTGAAAGTCAACACAAACAAGTCTTTCTGGACTGGGAAGTTCAGAGAGTCTTGTGGAATGGACGCTTATGATGGAGTAAACATAACACCCGTTTACTGCCGTCGTAAAAGTCCAGCAAATCGACGGAACCATAGCGAGCTCATATCGTGGGTAGAGATGGCAAACCAATTCTATCGAAAAGGTTTGTGGTCTGTTGCCCAGAAGATAAGAGACTTCATCAATTCTATGATGAGAGTTCCCTTACCCTTCGTCGATAAGAACTCGGCAGGATTGGGTTGGGCGAGCTACAGCAATGCTCGTACAATCCATCGTTGGAATCGGCAATTACATCGCTTTGAAACCAAAGCAATGGTTATCCGACCCAAACGGTATGCTGACCCCCTTTCAGGGGACGGCGCACTCCTGAAGTGCTTCAGAATTATTGGCTCACAAGCCAATGACCTTAAGCATCTCTATGAG